CACCACGAGTTCGTCGTGCTCGAGCGCGGTGAGCGGGACTCTCACGGCACCAAGACGGGCGTCGACGTCGAGGCCTGCGAGCGGTGCAATCAGACGAGGCACGTGTGAACAAGGGAGGAACGGCGCCGGCCGCAGATCCATGGAGAGCCCGACAAAGGGGCGCGAACATTCAGGCCGGTCCGGACGTGGGTAATGACGCGACCGGGCGTCCCCGCCGCCGCCCTCGCCCCCGTTTTGCCCGGGCAACGATCGTCCGCGCCGTGCGCATGGCGCGCCTGATCGAGCGCGGCAGCGGGGCCCGGTGGGACACCTGCCTGGTGCTCGCCAAACACTACCTCGCCGAGCAGGGCCTCGCGGTCCCGGAGGACCTGCTGCTGCACTGAGGGTTGCCCGCCCGGGACATTCTGACATAACCTGCCCGTAATCATGGGCAACCTCATCGCTAACGTGGTCGCGCCGCTCGTGGCGGCGCCGTCCTCGATCCGGCAGATCCTTGCCGGTGAGGCCGTGTGGCGCGTGCCGCTGCCAGCCACCGAGATCGTACTGCCCGACGGCGTGCGCGAGCTCGACCTCGTCGGCATGTCCCTGCGCGACGCCTGCACCGAGCTCCGGACGGTACGCGCAAACAAGAACGGGCAGGCCTTCGACCTGAACATCGTCGCCTCGACGACCTCACTGGTGCGCGACGGCGGGATCGTCCCGCTCGACGCCTGGCGCGAGGACCTGCACCTGTTCTTCCCCGACAACCCGGCGATCCTGTGGGAGCATAGGAGCCTGATCGGCCCGATCGGCATCGCCGTCGCCGTCGAGCTGCGGGGGCGGAACGAGAACGGCCGGATGCTCCAGTGGTGGAGGTTCAACGACGCCACGGAGCAGAGCCAGACGGCGCACACGCTGTTCGCCCTCGGCGATATGCGGGCCGCGTCGGTCGGCTTCTTCATCCGGGCCTGGCACAAGGTGTCGGAGGAGGAGCTCAAGAAGCTGCAGAAAAAGTTCCCGGCCGCCCACGAGTGGACGTGGATCGTCGACCGCGCCGAGCTGATCGAGACGTCCGCCGTCTCCGTCGGCGCTGATCCGGCCGCCCTGGCGCTGGGCGCCGGCGACGTCGACCTGCGGAGCGCGTTCGACGCGCTGGGCGACATGTACGCCTACGGCCGGACCTACGAGAGCCAGGAGCTCTACGTGAAGGCCCTGGCTGCCCGCTGCGCCAGCGGCGACGGCGACGCCTGCCGGATCCTGATCGACGGCTTCGCCGGCGACGATGACGACGACCGCACGGCCATCCCGTTCTCCGCTCACGGCGGATCCTACGCCGTGGCGCCGAAGACGGCCGCGTGGGACGCGGGCAAGGAGCTCAAGGCCATGCCGGCCGAGCGCAAGCCGCTGCGGGCCCGGCACGCGTGGGTGAACGCCGACGCCGACGCCGACGTCAAGTCGTCCTACAAGTTCCCGCACCACCGGGCGGCCTCGAGCAAGGCCGTTGTCTTCCGGGCCTGCGCCGCCGGCTTCGCGCGGCTCGGCTCGGCGAGCGTGAGCGAGGCCGACAGGAAGGGGATCGCCCGGCACCTGGGGCGCCACTACCGGGACGACTTCGACGTGGAGCCGCCCAAGCGCGAGGCCGTCGAGCTCGCCGCCGCGTCCCTCGGCGCGGCAATGGGAACGGACGAGAGCCTCGACGCCTGGCTCGAGACGCACCGGCACACGCTGTCCGTCCTAGGTGGCGGGTGCGTGACGTGCGGCGCCGAGATGGTCGTCGGCGAGGGGATCCGCCGGCAGCTCGAGGCCAGCTCGATCGAGGTCGACGGGCTGACGGAGTGCGAGGTAAGGACTTTTATCGTGGCCAACATCGGCCGCGTGATCAATTCGGAGGCGCGAGAAGCGCGCGACAGACTCAGAGCAAACGGGAGGAAATGATGAAGTTCACGATCGAGGAACTGCGGGCGCTAATCGACGGGGCAGCCGGTGAACGGAAGGCCGAGTTCGAGCGCCTGATGGAGGAGGCAACCAAGGCTGCGGCCCCGGACGCGGGCACTCTGGCCGCCACCGTCAAGGCGGCCGCTGACAAGGCCGCGGCCGACAAGGTCGCCGCGGCCGCCGTCGTGGCGCGAGCGAAGGCCGACGCCGAGGCGGCCGCGCGCCTCGCGAAGCCGAACCCGGACGCCGCAACGCGCGTGCTGCCCGGCTTCGAGCGCGTGGCTGCGATCGCGGCCGCCGTGGCCGCGGGTGACACCGCGTCCGCCGCCGCGCTGCGGGCGGTGCCGCCCATCAACGGGCCGCGCGACCCCAAGGGCGGCGCCGTGGTGTCGCAGTTCCAGCTCGACGCCGGCGTCGACAGCGGGGGCGCCGGCCGCTACCGCTACCCGGACTACCACCAGTCCGAGGCGCGGCGCAAGTCGCCGCTGAACTTCGTGCGCCGCTACGAGCCGGGCGACCAGGCGCTCGCGGTGACGGTCATCGGCCTGCACCGCTTCCTGCTCGACGGCGATAAGGCGGGCGCGCGGCGCTGGATGGCCGAGCGCGCGCTGAGCGAGGGGATCGGCGCCAAGGGCGGCTTCCTCGTGCCGGACGAGTTCGCCCAAGACGTCATCATGAAGGAGGGCGAGCTCACGATCTTCGCCACCACGGAGTTCCTGCGCGTGTTCCCGATGAGTACCGACGTCATGAAGGTGCCGGTGCTCGACACGCGGCCCACGGTGAGCAAGATCGCCGAGGCCGCGACCGGGATCGGCGGGACCGATCCGGCGATCGGGCAGGTCGAGCTCGTGGCGCGCAAGTACGGCCGCGTCATCCCGATCACCGAGGAGCTGCTGGCCGACGCGTCGGTCGCGATCCTCGAGTTCCTGCGCGACCTCTACGCCGAGATCCTGGCCGAGAAGCGCACGGAGATGGTGACGAACGGCACCGGCGCCGGCGAGTGCGAGGGCGTGCGGCAGAACGCGGACGTGACGACCGAGGCCTTCAGCGGCACGCAGACGAACGCGGCCGACGTGCTCGACTGGATCGAGGCGATCTTCTGGGGCATCAAGGCGAAGTACCGCCAGGGCCCGGCCATCTGGCTCGCCAGCGCGGCGATGCTGGAGACGCTGTCCACGATCAAGGACGGCAACGGCCGGCCGATCCTCTCGCAGGTCACCGACGAACCGTTCCAGCGGCTCAAGGCCAAGCCGGTCTTCGAGAACACGTTCATCCCCGACGACATCAGCGGCAACGAGTCGGAACTGATCTTCGGCAACTTCCGCTACTACGCCTTCGGCGATCGCCAGCAGATGGTGGTCGCGACGGACACGGGCGGAATGTATTTCCGGGATGACCAGGTGGCGCTCAAGGTCAACGAGCGTTACGATGGACGCGTCGCGATGGCCGAGGCGTTCGTGCGCGGCACCGGAAAGACGGTATCGTAGAAACCCGCAGCGTCGACTGCGCTGCGACCCTGACGGTTCCGGTGTCCCTGTTCTCAGGACCACACACACCGGGGCCGCTGGGAGTTGAATCAACTCAAGCAGGAGGGCTCTCATGTTGGTGAAGTTCACGCAGGCACACCACTACCGCGGGCTGGCGACGAAGCACGCGGTCTACCCGGCGGTGCCCCGCAGGACCTACCTGCCGGGCACGATCGTCGATATCCCCGTCGACTACTTCGAGAAGCACCTCGAGCCGTACCCGTTCGCGCAGGTCCACAACGCCGCCGCGGCCGCCGAGAGCGCCGCCGCCGCGCTGATGGAGGACATGACGATCGAGCAGCTGCGCGTGCTGGTGGAGAAGAACAAGCTGGACTCGAGTGTCAAGCGCACCGGCCTCGGCGGCCGGGCCGGCAAGGAGGACCTCGTGGCCGTCCTGGAGGCGCACTACAAGCAGCACGGCCGATCGATCGCCGACAAGGAGGCGATCCCCGACGACGCCGCGCTGGCGCGGCTCCGCGCGGCCGAGCTCGAGGCGCTGTGCGAGACGCGCGGGGTCGAGGCGACCGCCACCGGGCACGACGGCAAGGTGCTCAAGGCCGACATGATTGAGGCGCTCTCGGAGCAGCGTGAGCGCGAGGCCGGCGAGGGGGAGAAGCCGGACGAGTAGGACCAACGGGTAACCGTGGATCTACTGTAGATCTACGGTACCAATGACGACGGCCCCGACAGGGCCGGGCAGAGCAATCGCAACCGCTAGACGGCCGAGGGGCCGGAGGAGAGAACCATGAGCAGCAAGCTCAGCGAGCAGCTGAAGGTGATTCAGCTCAAGGTGTTAACGCAGACCGCCGGCGCCGGCACGATGACCGGAACCGGCGTAGCGGCCGGCCTCTCGGTCCATCGCGGCGTGGCCGAGGTCATCATCACGGCCGTCGCCGGCGACTCGGCCGATCGGTACGTGTTCACGATTCAGGGGTCGAACACGGCGATCGACTCCGGCTTCGAGCTAGCCCATGCCAGTGGCGAGCCGGCCACGCTGACGGCCGGCTTCGACGCCGGCGCGCAGGTAGCCAAGATCGGCGTCAACCCGTACAAGTGGTACCGGGTCATCCTGGTCACCACCGATGGCTCGGCGGACGTGACGTACGTCGTCCAGCTGTGGCTGCAGCCGTCCAAGCTGCCGGCGGCCGCGCAGATCCTGGCGACCGCGTAGGAGGTGCCGTGAACAGAAGGAAGCGGAACGGTCGGGGCCAGTCGCGCCCCGGCCGCTCCATGCAGCCGACCGCGCCCGGGCAGCCGATCGCCCAGGCGACGCCGGCGCGGTGCGACGACTGCGGCGCGCGCGCCGACACGGAGCGCGAGCGCGCGCACCACCACCAGGGGACCGGGCATCGGCACTGGACGCTGATCCGCGGGCTGAGCGCCGGCTACGCGACCCGGACTCCCTTCGAGCCGACGACGATCCCGACCCACAACCACGACCCGGAGTAGTGACGTGCCCGACCTGGTCAGCTACGCGGAGCTCAAGGACTACCTGCAGCTGCCCAACGACGCCCAGGAGACGCCGATCACCGCCCTACTCGAGCGCGTCGAGGGGACGCTCGAGGCCGAGTGCGACCGCGAGGCGCTACCGTTCCTCGCCGCGCAGTCGGGCCGCGCGGAGTGGCGTGACGGCACCGGCACGAAGTACCTGCGCCTCTACTACCCGATCGCCGTCCTGACGTCGATCACGCTCGGCCGCGACTCCTCGGATCCGGTCGACACACTCGACGTCGCCGACGTCGACGTGATCTCGTTCAGCGTCGGGGGCACGCGCCTCACGCGCACCGACGGCGGCAAGTTCGGCGCGCGCGGCAGCCCGCGCTACGTCAAGGTCACCTACGACGCGGCGGCCTTCCTGCCGAACGCGGCTAAGGAGGCCGTCATGGACGTGGCCGCCGGCCGCGTCCGCCAGTTCGGCACCGAGGGCTTCAAGTCCTTCAAGCTGCTCGATTCCGGCGGCTCGCTGCGCAAGCTCATGGACGACTCGGGCGCCTGGCGGCGGGCCGTCGAGCAGTACCGCCGGAACGTGTTTCCCTGATGTTCGGGCTCCTCGAGGGACGGCTGCAGGCGAGCGCGCAGGGCGTCACCTGCACGACCTACCGCGACGCGTCGACCACCGAGCCGGGCGGCTTCGCGCCGGCCGTGTGGACGGAGACGCTCACCGATCTCAAGATCGCCCTGGCCGAGCTCACCGATCGCGACCGCTTCGCGCTCCAGGGCGAGGAGACGGCCGCCGACTTCCGCGCCGTCGCCACGAAGGGCAGCGACGTCGTCAAGAGCGACGGAATCCAGATCAGCGCCACGGCCCCACACCACGCCAGCAAGAAGTTCAAGGTGCTCGCCGCCCGCGAGCCGGAGGGCGCGTACATGCGGCTGCTCCTCGAGGAGTGCCCGGAGCTCAAGTTCATCTGATGCCGCCCCGGATCCGCACCGGCTCCGGCCTACCGCCCGGCACGATCGGGACGCGTATCGTCGAGGAGTACAGGCGGCGCGCCCAGGCGGCCGGGGACGAGGCGGCGAGCGATTGGCAGGCGGCCGCGATCGAGGTCGTGAGCCAGCCGGGCCACGGCAGGACGTACAGGCGCGGCAGCGTCGTCCACCGCGCCTCGGCGCCCGGCGAGCCGCCGGCGCCGGACACCGGGACCGGCCGGCGCTCGATCGGCTGGATCCGCGACGGCGCGCTGCGCTGGAAGCTCGGGGCCGGCTCGATCGTAATGATGTGGATGGAGCGCGGGACGCGGTTCATCGCGCCGCGGCCGTGGGTCCACGCCGCACTGCGCAAGGCGTTGCCGAAGATGCGGGCCGCCCTGCGCCGGGGGCTCGGCTAGTGGCCGACGCGATCGAGCTCGAGTGGCGGCGCAAGACGTTCACGGAGACGATCGCCGGCGACTCCGCCGTTCAGGCCCTCGTGTCGAGTCCCTACGTCAAGTCGCGCTACCCGACGGGCACGACGATCTCCGCGCTGATCGTGGTGGGTGAGAGTCCCGGGGCCGAGGGACGGTACGGCTGGCGAGGCGGGGTCATCGACAGATATACTGTTGACGTCTTCGTGAACGCGTCGGCCGGCGGCAACCTGCAGGAGAAGGCGGATCGGATCACGACGGCGATCGACGCCGCGCTCACGCAGACGAAGCTCGAGGCGGCGCTGGCGGCCCTGGACACGCCGCAGCCGAACATCGCGGCGACCGCCAAGATCGCGACACCGTGGCAGGACGTCGACGAGCCGAGCCCGGAGGGGCAGCAGCATCGGTCGGCAGACTTCGAGGTGGAGTTCTGCAGCACAACGTAAGAGGAGCGTGAACCGTGACCATCGACACCAGGAGCCAATCAGTCACCGAGAAGGTCGCCGAGCTGAGCGAGGTCGGGCTCAAGCTGCTGTCGTCAGGCAGCGACACGCTCGACGCCGAGGCCGCGGCGGCGCAGAATACCGTACCGATTGCCGACACGACCGACTTCATCGTCGACGATTACGCGATGATCCACGAGGGCAACGAGATGGAGATCATCGACACCGAGACGGTCAACGGCGGCGTCAGCCTCGTCGCCAAGTCGGAGCTCTGGAAGACACACGCGAGCGGCCAGGTCATCAAGGAGCTGATCGACGTCGTCCTGGGTGACGTGACGGAGGATGGGTTTGCCGACGAGCTCTCGATCGGCATGAACGTCCACAACGTCGGGACCAAGCACGGGCCGTGGGATGCGACGCCCGGACACCATGAGCAGGCGGTGAGCTTCCAGGTGGTGAACGCCACGCTGGACAACCTGCAGCACGCGCTGGGTCTCCTCGCCGCGGCGGGAAGCGGAGTCGGCTCCGACGCCGACCCGTGGATCTTGGACTCGGACCCGGAGCAGTTCAACAAGGGGCTGCTGCAGTCGAGCCTGTGCTGGAAGGGACGGATCCCCTGCGTCTACGTGAAGGGGGAGTACCTCAATACGGGCGAGATCTTCGAGATCCAGTACTGGAGCTGCACGCTCGCCGGCGGCGATTTCAGCTTTCCGCTCAAGGTCGACGACATCAGCCCGGTGCAGTTCCGCTTCAACTGGTTCGCCAACAGGCGGTTCCTGCGCTACGCGGGATAATCGTAGGAGGCGCGCGCACAACGTAAGAGGAGATCACCGTGACTATCGACACCAGGAGCCAGTCGATCACCGAGAAGGTCGCCGAGCTGAGCGAGGTCGGGCTCAAGCTGCTGAAGGCGGCCTCGCCCGGTAACACGACGAGCGATGCGGAGTCCGCCGCCGGCCAGAACGTATTGGCGGCCGTGGCCACGGCCAACTTCGCCCAGGACGACTACGCCATGATCGGTGAGGGCAATGACATGGAGATCATGGACATCGAATCGGTCGCCGCCGATACGAGTCTCACCGGCAAGTCCGAGCTGTGGCGAACGCACGCCAGCGGCGTCGTCATCAAGGAGCTGGAGGACGTCGTCCTCGGTGACCTGACGGAAGATGGGTTCGCCGACGAGCTCTCCATCGGGATGAACGTCCACAACGTCGGGACCAAGCACGGCGCCTGGGACTCGACGCCCGGCCACCACGAGCAGGGCCTGAGCTTCCAGGTGGTCAACGCGACGCTGGACAACCTGCAGCACGCGCTGGGCCTGGCGGCCGCCGCCGGTAGCGGCACGGGCAGCGACGCGGACCCGTGGGTGCTCGACAGCGACCCGGAGCAGTTCAATAAGGGGCTGCTGCAGTCGTCCCTCTGCTATCAGGGCCGGATCCCCTGCGTCTACGTGAAGGGGGAGTACCTCAACACGGGCGAGATCTTCGAGATCCAGTACTGGTCCGTCACGCTCGGGGGCGGCGACTTCGGATTCCCGTTGAAGGTGGACGACGCCTCGATGCTGCAGTTCCGCTTCAACTGGTTCGCCAACAGGCGGTTCCTGCGCTACGCCGGCGGCGGCTGATCCGATGCCGTTCGACGGAGGTTACGCGCCGCCGGCCTTCCGGCTCCGGCCGCGAGAGCGGCGGCGTAAGCCGCCGCGTACGAAGGACCAACGGGTGCGGCGCGGCCGGCACCGCGAGGCGCGGGCGTCGCGCCAGCGCAACCGGCACCGCTAAGAGGAGGGCACGTGCTGATCAATGACAAGCCACTGAGCGACTTCGGCCTCCAGCCGGTCTCGAGCGATGGCCGGGTCGCGTTCGCCAGCGGCTCGCTCGTCGTGAGCGAGATCGCGGAGACGGCCGGCGCCCAGGCGTCGAAGCGGGAGGACGACCGGCCGCGGCGCGTCACGGTGCGCTGCCGCGTCAGGGGGCATAACCGCGAGACGTTCTTCGCCAACCGCGACCTCGTGGCCGACCTGCTCGACGTCGGCGCCCTCGAGGTGCGGTTTACCGACGTGGCCGACCTGGCCGAGCGGATCCTCTACTGCCAGTTCGAGCGTATGGGCCAGCCCGGGGGGCCGGCGCCGGAGTGGATGAGCCCGAACCGGGAGTTCGAGCTCGTGCTCCTGGCCACCAACCCGTACTACCACGACAGATTCGCCGGCATCGCCGGCGCCGGCCTGCCGGGAATCCCGGTCGGGACGGCGCGGACGATCCTGACGACCGAGCTGCACGGGGCGCTGGGCGTGGCGCTAACGCTCACGTTCAAGGACTTCCGGGGCGCCACGCTGGCGGCCCTCAAGTACGACGACGCCGTGAGCGCCGGCGAGTGGCTGGAGATCCGGCACGACCTGGCCCAGGTGCGGCTGTTCACGGCCCCGGGTACGTCGGTGCCGGCGATGGGCGGCCTCGACCTCTCGGTCGCCAACTTCGGGTTCTTCGCGCCGACGCCGGAGACGGCCAACCGGGCCGAGGGCCACTACCCGACGGTGACGGTGACGGGCGGCTCCGCGGTGTCGGTGATCAACAAGTTCCGGAGGGCATGGCACTGATGACGATCGCGACCAAGGGCTCGACCCGACCGGGCGTGCCGTTCCCGCGGCAGCTCAACTACCGCTCCAACGCCCTGTTCCACTTCCGCGCGGCCGACGCGCTGCTGACTCACGACCCGGTGGACGACGTGCTCAAGGCCGTGACCGGCGAGGCGCCGACGTTCAGCCGAGCCTCGGTAGGCGGCCTCGCGTGCGACGTCTTTGGCGACGTACGCCAGTGGGGGCAGGCGATCCCGCGGATCAAGATGTTCGACATCGACGGGGACGGGTACTACGAGACGTCGGCCCTGCTCATGGAGACGGCCGCCGAGAACGTGTGCCTGCGCTCGGGGGCGATTCAGACCGGGCCGTGGGCCAACGTCGACGTTCCGGCCGTTACCGGCAACGACGCCATCGCACCCGATCGCTCGGTAACGGCGACGAAGATCGAGGACGACGGCGGGGCGAGCCTCGAGGGCCGCGACCAGGACATCACGGTGGCCAACGACTCGACGACCTGGTGCGTCTCCGTGTTCGTGAAGAAGGCGGCGGCGGGAGCGACGGTCGTCGCCCTGCGGCTGCAGCTCTCCGTCGGCGCGGCGCGCGAGGCGCTCGTGCTGCTCGATCCGATCACGGGAGACATCCTGACCGGCGGAGCCGAGGAGGTCGACGTCGGCGTGATCGAGTACGGCGAGTATTGGCGGCTCTGGTGTACGGTTGCCAACGACTCGAGCGGCAACACGACGCTGACGCCCGCCCTGTTCCCGGCGTGGCGGCTGACCGGCGACCTCGGCGCGGTGGCCTCCGTCGACGCGGCGCAGGGCGCCAATCACTTCTGGGGCGCGCAGGTCGAGAACACCACGTTCCCGACCTCCTACGTCGCGACCGTCGCCGCCGCCGTGACGCGCGTGGTCGATTCGCTCGGCTATACGATCCTGTTCGCACCCGACCTCGACGAGTTCACGCTCTACGTGGAGCTGGCCCGGCCGCTGTGGGCCGACCTCGCCGACCAGTCGGCCACGCAGGGGCTGCTGCAGGTAGGCGACACGAACGGCCGCATGTCGATCTACCTCGATCCGTCGGGTGACGTGATAACGGGGCAGATGGACACGGCCACGACCGATCGAACGGCCACGGTC